TTCGCTGAGTCAGTCCTGTGAGGGACTTGTCTTGCTGCCCATCTGACTTCGTCAAATGAAGGCATGCGAGTAGGATCGATGTCTGTTATGATATTTGCGCGGACCATCCAGAGAATAGAGGAAGGGGAAGGTTCTCTACCCAGTTCTTTGGTTATAAACTGGTGAACGTCGTTACAAATGTCATAGACTACTTTGCTGCATCCCATAGATGCCATTGCGATTCCAACTGCGGCGGAAGCTGTCTCTTCGAGTCTCTGATCTCTCTCGGGGAAGAAGAGATGAGCTAGAAGGTCGTCATCAAACCGGAAAGGTATTCCGTGTCTGTTAAAATAACCAAGGACATATTGTCCATTGAGGTCATCTGAGATGAACGATTTCTGAGTTGACAGTTTAGCGTTGAAATAGCGGGCTGAGATTGCGGCTAGTATATCTAGGAATTGAGTGCCGTGAATCTGAAACATACGTTCAGGGATGGCGATAAGGGAGTCGTCACCTTGAACTTTGATCCAGAAGGAGCGGGATTCAATATTAACACCAGCTGCGGAGAGCGTGGTGAGTAGCATTATGGTATTTACGAACGAATCGAGAAGTTGGGTCTGTTGGAAACCGGAGGCGATGCCGTTGCGTGTCCATTGATACAATTTGCCATCGGGTTGAAGGATGGGATTGTGCTTGATAGAGTCAGTCATCCACTGCCAGAGCTTGTCAATACTTCCATCTTGGGAAGGACTAGCGTTAGGGTAGTAGTTGGTAGGCTCATAGGAACTGAAATCGAACCAACTTCGCCACATAATGTGGACGTCGTCGATGACTTCGTGTAGTGCACGTTTGTCGAACTCTGACCAGTCTAGAGATAAGATAGTATGAAACTTCTTACTATAGATTTGGTTGTACAGCTTTTGCCAGCCACCTTTCATAACTTCATTTCCCCAGAGGAGTGGGTGAGATGTAGTTTTGTTGTTGAGGTAGTAAGCTTGAAGCGGCCAGATGAACATGTTTTCAGCCATTAGTAATAGCTTTGGGACTCCGAAAACGGCACGAATCTTGTCGTCGTCGTCTTTGTCCACAACATGCGCTCGGGAGTGCAGTGTGTTCCAGAAGTAGTGCTTGGGGGTACCATCTTCGTTCCAAAAATTAGGATGTCCATTTTTAATTTGATGAATGAATGTCCTGTTGTCACGGAAGATTGTGTCTTCGAGATTATGGAAGGTAGGGGAAGAGTCGGAGATAAGGAGATCGGCTTGCATTTGTCGTAATTCACGAGCATAGCGGGCTTTATGAGTATAGGGAGCTTCAGCGGAAACGTTCTTAGTCCAGGGGTAGTACCTGAGATCGGGGAATGCGATCGGG